GCCTTGGAATTGCTCAGGATTCTGCAAATTGGTATCGGGGAGCAAATAGGATTGCGTTGGGGCTGTCTTCAAGATTTGGCCTTCCTGACACCAAAACAGCGGGAGTTTTAGCTGCACTATCTCCCGGAAAGGATTGGTTTCAAAATGTTGGAATGGCAGAAAGAATAATTAAACATAATGCTGAATTAGGGGATAACGCGCCGTGGACATCCGAAATGGATGCCATTTCTATGACTGAAAAAACTGGTGGTTCCAAAGGCGTCACTGCTTGGCAAAAAGAGAAAGAGTTTAAAACGGTAAGGGGAAAGCCTTGGGGAGAAATGAAAACCCCCATGCAAAAAGCCCTATGGATACGCGCTTACGACGAAGCCCATTTTGGAACGAATTTTAGAGAAGTCAGTCCAAACGGCGATATACTTGGAATTGTTGCTTCAAAATCGGGTAAGCCTTCAAAGCTTGTCCATCAAAGTTTTCCAAATTTAGTTAAAGCTTTTAAAATACTAGATGGGGATGGTTCTTTAGAAAGTATTTCTCCTCAATTGGGAACCGCTCATAAAGTAAGAAACTTTTTTAACAATATTTTAAATCCTGACAGCCCAAAAGATGTAACAGTTGATACCCATCAGATTGCCGCTGGTTTGTTCCGACCGTTGGGCCAAAAAGCGAATGAGGTTACCCAAGGCTTAACAGGCGCAAGCGAAGTCGGTAGTCTTTTTAGATTTTCTAATAAAGGAAAAGCCGAAACAGGAATGGGCGGTTCTTATGGCCTTTATTTTGATGCAACTGCAGAAGCCGCAAAGTTAAGAAATGTTTTACCTAGAGAAATGCAATCTGTTTCATGGGAACAATTACGAACACTTTTTCCAAAAACTCTAAAATCTAATAAAAATTTTACCACGGCGGTAGATGCAATTTGGAGAATGTCGGACGAAGGTACTCTAAGCTCAGAAGGGGCTAGAGCATTAATAATAGCAGAGGCTGAAAAATATGCTGCAGGAGGAGGTCCCTCTTGGAAAAACTACACAGGCAAACGCAGAGATATTGGCATTGCAACCGCAGGTCTTATGGGAGCGGCTGGTCTAGCTACTGCAGAAGAAGCCCCTACTGAAGAAGAAGGCTTTGCCACTCCCCAGTAAGGAAATTTTATGGACCCGTTAGTCGAGCATCATTTGTATAACATAGCCAACAACAAAGCCGTTAAAAATGAGGACGGCACTCTGTCTACCGTCAGAGGTGCTATTGTTGAAATAGACGGCATTCAAACTCTTATTCCAACTATCTGGGATGGTGAAGAGGTGGATATTGAGACCGCTATTCAGAATGCACAAAAGTCTGGGGTAAACTGGCAGAGAGCCTTTGGTGATAACGCCGTAGAAATCCTTAGAGACATTGAGATTGAGGGCAAGAAAGAGATGTCCGACCAGACAACTCCTGAAGAAGCGCAGTCTCGTTTAGACAGCTACTATGAAGATATTAAGGGTTTCGCATTAGGCGGCATTGCAGCCGCTCGTAAAGGTATAACAACACAAGAGGGAAGAGACATGGCAGCAAAGAAATTTCAATTAGATGAAAAGAAGGCCGATTTAAATAATGACGGTGATTTATCTGATTATGAAAGAAATCGCGGGGAGGCGATTCAGAAATCTTTGCTGGAGCAGGATGAAGATAAAGTCGAGATGGCACACGGCGGCATGGCCTGTGGCTGCGACGATGAAATGTCAGATGGCCTACTAGATTATGATCCAGTTAGCGGTAATCCAATTCCTATTGGGGCCAGCGCACATAATGTACGTGATGATATAGAAGCTATGATTAGCGAAGGCGAGTACATACTCCCAGCCCATGTCGTAAACTGGCACGGCTTAAAACACATACAGATGATGCAGTCAGAGGCCGAAATGGGCCTAATGGCAATGCAAATGGATGGGTTGATTCAATATGTTGACGAAGAAAAATCCCATAGCCAAAGCTCTTCGGACACCGAAGTTTCGGATGAGGACGATACCGAACAAGAAGAAACCGAAGAGGAAGGAGAAGCATCAGAAGAAATTCCATCTGAAGAGATGGATATAGAGGTCGCCACTATTAAAGTGGATGACCAATTGGACGATACAGAGGATATTGAGGAAATATTACCTGTGTCGAAAACACTACCCGGAATGCTTAAAAAACAGAAAATAGCATTCATGGTTTAATTGGATACCCGAATATTATCGGACCCAAAAGGAAAACTCATGTTAAAACAAAAGTATAGTCGAACCCCCGAACCTGAAGATAATTTGACCTACAGCCAAGAAATGGCGCAGCAACAAGCGGCGGCTGAACCTAAAGAAGAATTAGGCGCAGAAGAAGAAAGTTATAAAAAACGATATCAGGATATTCAGCGCCACATTCAAACTGTTAGAGATCAAAAAGATAAAGAAATAAATGAGATCAAACAGCAACTGGAGACTGCTACACGTAAGCAAATACGCTTTCCTAAAACAGATGAGGAAGTTGAAGCGTGGGCTAAGAGATACCCAGATGTTGCTCAAATCGTAGACACAATAGCTCGTAAGAGAGCGGATGAGGTTCTCAAACAAGGAGAAGAAAGACTTAAGCAAGTAGAGAAGTTTGAGCGTAATCTGCACAAGCAGTCGGCTGAACAACAACTACTTGCTTTGCATCCCGATTTCATAGAAATCCGCAATGACCCCGCATTCCATGAATGGGTCGCAGAACAGCCTTCCGCTCTTCAGGATAGTGTTTATAAAAATACTACTGACGCTAAATGGGCCGCTCGTACAATAGATCTGTACAAAGTCGATAAGGGTAAAAGCAAGAAGAATACTTCGGCAGCGCAAGCAGTAGGACGCACAACATCGTCTGCACCCCCAACCAATACAAAAGCTGCTTTTTCTGAGAGCATGGTACAGGCTATGACAGACCGCGAGTATGAGGCCAATGAAGAAGCAATAAATGCAGCAATCTCTTCTGGCAACTTTTTATACGATATTTCTGGCGCTGCCAGATAATACCATTAATTAAATTATTAATAAAACAATTAACTATTGTATTAATTGACTCAATATGCTATAATGTAGTCATTAATTTTACAGATGTTGGACACTCTACCTGAGTATACCCAACATCATTTCCAGATAATCATACAAAGTCTACCAGTACGAATAGAACCGCTTTGCGATACTCTGTTTAAACTGACACTGTTGTTCATTGTCTGATCTAGCTGCTTCTGAAATACCGCGTTTATTTATACGCATAATTAAGTGTTTTTAGAAGTTTATTTTAAGCCATTTCATACAAGGAATTTTACAATGGCATTTCAATCTGTGTCAGGTTATGGAAACCTGCCAAACGGTGTATTTTCACCAGTAATTTATAGTCGTAAAGTACAACTTGCTCTAAGAAAAGCATCTGTTGTAGAAGCTGTCACTAACACTGATTACAGCGGGGAGATAGCAAATTTTGGAGACAGTGTAAAAATTGTCCGTGAGCCAGATATAACTATTACTGCTTATGAACGAGGTACTCAATTAAATACTCAAAATATCATAGATGCAGATTTTACTATGGTTGTAGATCAGGCGAACTACTACCAATTTGCGATTGATGATATCGAAGAGGCACATAGCCACGTAAGTTTTGGCGATTTGGCTGCAGATCGCGCAGCTTATAAACTTCGTGATGCATTTGATGCAGAAGTTCTTGGCTACATGTCTGGTTGGAAAACACCATCTTCATGGGCACGGCGTTCAACAGCTAATGATGTAAATGGTACTAAAGCTGATACCAATGCTGGTAATGATGAATTACTAGCAGCGAACAAGCTGGATATTACTGACTTTGGTGGAAGTGATATTGGCGGGGCAACTGAAGTAACTTCTATTCCATTGCAAGTAGGTGGTGGATCTGGAGGTCTTACTTCACCTTTGACTATAATGAACCGCATCGCACGTAAAATGGACGAAGCAAACGTAGACACAGATGGAAGATGGCTGGTCATCGACCCTGTATTTGCAGAAGTATTAATGGACGAGTCAAGCAAGCTCATTAATTCTGACTTCGGCGGCGGCGATGAGTTGCGTAATGGACGTTTACCGGGAACTATTAGAGGTTTCTCAATTTATAAGTCAAATAACTTGCCTTATGGAGGAACTGGTCCGGGTACATCTGCATCAGCGGGATCTGAGACTAACTTTGGAGTCTTAGTTGCTGGTCATGCATCTGCAGTAGCAACTGCACAACAGATTGCTAAAACAGAAACATTCCGTTCACCTACAACCTTCGCGGATGTGGTGCGGGGCATGAATTTGTATGGGCGCAAGATTCTTCGTCCAGAAAGTCTGTTCACAGCAAACTACAACTTAGCGTAGTCTAGGTAGGGGCAGTGGCAATCACTCTAACCAATCGTGCTAAGAATGCCGCCCTAAACGGCATAGTGGACGAAATCGACAGCGGCGGTTCTGCAGGTAATCTGCAAATCCTAGATGCTGCCGATAATGAGTTAGCAACACTGCCTTTAACAAATCCAGCATTCGGAGCCGCAGATAGTGGCTCCGTTTCTGCTAACGCCATTACCACTGATACTACGATTAATGCTGGTACGGCATCTAAATTCAAAGTCTTCAATAGCGGTGGCTCAGAGATATTCAGAGGCACTGTAACTAATACAGGCGGCGGCGGGGATCTCACCTTAACCAACGTCAATCTTTTCGTAGGAGACAGACTTGCTGTTTCCTCTTTCACCATCACGATTTGAGGAAATAGGAGAAACCCATGAGCCTCTCAAACGCATTTGAAACCCACACTTTAAAATACTTGCTGACTACAGACTCAGTAACACGTCCTACAAATTGGTTTGTTGCACTCTGCACCACAGATCCTACGGATTCAACACTTA